CGTCCCGTTGAAGCTGAGCGTCCGGTCATGATCGGTGAAGCCGAAACTCGTGCCGTCCGCCCGCGAAATCCGCCAGCACCAGGTGAGCGTGGTGGTGCCATCGTCGAGATGGGCTTGCAGGTCAGGATTGATGCTTTTCATCGGCGGAGTTCCAGCAGTGGAATAGAGGTGATCGAGCCCAGTCTTTCGATGTCGTGCGTCACATCGAGGGCGTCGCTGTCGAAACGGACCGGCACGTCGAATTCAAAGCCTGCAGTAATGGCGACGCCAGCCTCGGGCGCTGCGTCGAAGGTGACGACGCCGGTCGTGGTGTCGACCGACCAGCCGGACGGCTGCTCCACCGCGCCGAGCGCAATGCGCACGGTTCCGGTCACTGGTTTAGCGATGGCGCGCGTCCAAGATTGTGCCCCGGAGGTGTAGCGCTTGACCAGTTGGAAGGCGGTCGTCGTGCCGTCGCCGGTGCCGATCACCTGATCAGCGGGCGATGGCGTGCCCGAGGGCAGGCAGGATTTGTGGTCGCCCCAATCCTTGAAGCGGAAGCCGTGCAGGCGCCCGTTACGCGCCTCGAAGAAGGACACCACCGCCGCCAGATCGTCAGCGCGGCGAATGCCGTAGGCGACATCGTAGCGGCGGCGCGAATTGGCCCAGCTGGCGTTGCGCTCCTCGTCACCGGAAGCGAGTTCGACGATCTGGGTCCGCCGCTCGGGCCCGCCGCGTGCGCCGCGGCTGATGTTGTCGGGAAACCGGACCTCGTGAAACGCCATCACATGCCCCTCCGGCCGAGCGAGACCGCGCGGGCGATGTCGGCCGCGACCTGCGTGCGGGACTGCCGGAAGCTTTCGGCGTCGCGGGCCATGATGGTGACATTGACCCCACTGCCGCCCGTGCCGTAGCCCTGAGCGTCACGGAGCGACAGCACCCGCTCGCCCCGCTGCAGGATTGCAGGCACCTCGTCGTGGCGGAGCCCTGCAACACCGCCGCTATGCATCCGGGGCGCGGCTGCAAAGGCCATGGCCGGGACCAGCCGGCCTGGTCCGGAGGCACCTACTATGCCGCCTGCATGCAAGATGTTCGCGAAAATCCCGCCCGCACCCCCAAGCGCGCCGGAAAGCGCATTGGCGATCGGCCCGAGGATGAACCGTCGGGCCGCCAGCTTGGCGAGATCGGCCAACAGCGAGGTGACCAGACCGCGGAAGTCCAGTTTGCCGGTCTTCACGAACGTGGCCACCGCGTTCTCAGCCGACTGAAACGCGCCAACCAGCGCCTGACCGATATCGCCGCCGATATCCCGGGCCTTGCTGGCATAGTCGCTGAGCGCTGCGGTGACCGCCTGCCAGCCGGTGACGGCGGCTTCGGTGTTTGGTTCGGCAGCAGCGGCTGCAGCCTCGGCCGCAGCACCTGCACCCGTGGCGGCGCGTCCAGAATCACCAAGGGCGGTCTCCAGACGGTCAGCCGCGTCCGTTGCTTCGGCCAGCGCGTCTGCGCCACCCTCATTGCTGCCCTGTACCGCGTCACGTAGGGCCTGCCAGCTGGCGAGTGGCGCACGCGCGCCTTCGGCCAGATCCCGCGCGGCACCGCGATACGTGTTGGCCGTGGCCAGTGCAGTATTGGCCGCCTGGGTGAGCCCCAGATCGGGGGCTGTGAGCGGGTTGTTCTCGAACGCCCGGTCGAAAGCGGATTGTGCGGCGGTGGTTGCGGCGGTCGCTGCACCCTCAAAACGGTTCTCGATCTGACCCAACTCAAGATCTGGAATGATCGAAATGCGCCGCTCGGAGCCGAGCGCTTCCAGTCCCTGATTGATCCCGCCTATGAACGTGTTGATCCGCGAGACGACGCCGTTCAGCATCGCCTCGACGCCGTCGATCAGGCTGTTCGCCGCCTGAAACGCCAGATCACCGATGGCCGCTGGGAGCAGTCCCCAGATTGCCTTGATCGCCTCATAGGCCCCCTCAAACGTGTTCGCGGCCGCGTTGCCAAAAGCCACGACGCTCTCGATGGCGCTCTGCATGCCGGAGGCGGCATCGGCCTTCAGATCGAAGAACATCGCCGTGGCCGCAGCTCCCGCCGCCGCAGCCCCCATCTTGATGCGATCCCAGACCTCGACGGCCAGGTCCTTCAAGAGCGACATTGCCTCGCCAAATCCGCCAGCTCCCGACACAAGGCGGGTGAACTGGTAGACAAGCTCGCCCGCGCCAACGATCAACGCCCCGATGCCGGTGCGGATCAGCGCGCCGCGCAGCAGGACCAGCGCTGTGGCGAGCCCACGGACCGACAGCGCTGCGACAGCCATCCCGGCGACCCAACGCCCTGCAAGAAAAGCCACAAACGTGGCGGCATAGGTGGTCAGACGGCCGATGTTGTCGAAAAGGCCCCGGATCGCGATACCGAGCGGCCCGGTGCGGCTGGCTACAGCCGCCATCGCGTTGGCGACCGCTTCCAGCGCAGGGGCCGCAGCGACGGCCAGTTGATTCGACAGCCCGCGCCAGATCAGGCCAAGCCGGGAGATCGCATCGTTCGTCCGTTCGATCTGATCGGCATCCTGCTCCGAAACGACGACACCGAAGGCGAGGACGTCCTCCGTCGCCTGCCGCAGCGTCGCGGTGTCGATGCGCGACATCGCTATGGAGCCTTCCTCGCCGAAAAGCTGGCCCGCTACAGCGGCGCGTTCTGCGGCGGGCACGAAACTTTCGATTGCCGCGTTGATCGCGCCCACACGTTGGTCAAGCGGCAGGGAAATCAGATCGGCAGCCGACAGCCCCAGCCGTTCCAGCGCATCGGCAGCGGGTCCGGTCCCGGCGGCGGCCTGGCTGAGGCGGCGTGTCAGATCCTTTGTCGCCAGCTCGATGCCCGACATCGAGACGCCCGCCAGCTCGCCCGCGCGCTCCAGCGTCTGGATCGAGGCGACCGTGGTGCCGAGGGACTGAGCCAGCTTGGCCTGCGCATCCACCGTCTGCAGGCCGGAGCGCACCATGGCGACGCCAGCAGCAGCAGCGGCGGCCACTGCAGCGGCAGCGGCAATCCGAACCCTTCGCGAGAACGCCGCAAGCCGGGTGTTGGCTGCATCCATTTCCCGGCTGAGCCGCCCGAACCCGCGCGCCCCGGCTTCGCCCACGCCTTCCAGCTCGGCGCGCACCTGTCGGCCACCGACTGCGGCAAGTCGGACAGAAACGCGCTTTTCAGCCATGGGAATGATCCATCTGTTCGTTGAGTTTGGCGACCATCACCGCTTCGATTACGGGCAGCAGTTCGGCTGCTGCGGCAGGTGGCACGCCGAGTGCATCGGCCAGCGCCAGCGCCGCCGACATGTCCCAGCCGACAACCGCGCCGGGAAGCACACGCAGCTGGCCACCGAGGCGACCGACCAGGTCCCAGACCTGCCAGCCCTCGAATGTGACGGGGCGGTTCAGCCGCGCCGTGCAGTCCGGGCAGGCTTGCGCGCGGGCTTGGCAGTATCGATCGCCCCCACCGAAGGACCATTCGGCGAGGGCGCGGAGACGTTTTTTTCCTGTTCCAGCAGCAAGCCTTTGGAGACGTAGGTCAGCTGAAAGGCCTCGAATATCGGCCAGATGTCCAAGAGCGCGTCGACGGCGTCTGGACTGGGGTCTATGGGATTGCCGTCCGCGTCGCCGATTCCCTCCCAAGCGATCACTGACCGTCGTGCCAGCGCTTTGGCAAAGGCGACGGCGCGTTCTTCGTCGGATGCGGCCTCGGGGACCGCCTCCACAGCGGTGTCGCTGCGCGTCGCAACCATCAGTGCTGTCGTCAGCGGACGCAGTTGCACCAGAACGCCGGGCGCAAGCTCATGCCAGCACGGTGCATTGGTCAGATCGAGCGTGAGCATCAATATACCTCAATGTCGTTGATCAGTGTGGCGGTGCACATCCGGCCGACCGTGCTGTCGCGCGCGGCCTGCCAGTCGAAGGTCGCCTGCACGCCCTGCGGCCCGGAAATCTCGATCCGGGGGCGCGGCAGGTAGACGGCGTGGACAGTGAAGGTGAAGCTCTCGCCAGAGGGCAGCGCATAGGCGAACTCAAGCTCGCAGGGATCGCCGTTGATCGCCTGCGTCACCAGCGTCTGATCGGCGAAGCGCACCTCGATGGAGCCGGTCAGCGCGGCGATGGACGGGTCCGCCCCGTCGATGCGGCCGTCCGAGCGGATGGTCTCGATCCGGTCGAGGTTGTTGGCATAGGTGATATCGGCCGAGACCACATTGCCGAGCGCGGAACCGTTCCGCGTGATCGCCCCGTTGAAATGGCCGAAACGCTGCAATTCCAGCGCAGCGGGCGTTCCTGCACTCGTTGTCGTGCCCACGGTCTCGCCCTGCGCCACCAGCCGGGCCGTTGCGGTCAGCAGACCAGAGCGCTGCATTTGCCAGTTGATCTGGTCAAGCACGCAGCCGGAATACATCGCAAAGCGTGGCACCTCGGGCATGCCAGTCTCGATGGACATGCTGGGCAGCGTCCAGGACCCTGACTGAAACTCGTGCGTCCAGGGGCCGGTGCCGGTCGTGGTTGGGTCACCAAAGGCTGCCTTCAGCCAGAACCCGAAAGCTTCCGCATCGAGCGGCACCAAGACGTCGCCATCGGCCGTCACTGCATCCTTGATCGGTGCCAGAGGATCCCGGCCATAGCCGAGCAGTTCGGAATTGAGCAGCGGCTGCTCCGCCCCCAGCGAGGTGCTGGCGAAGGGCATCTTCGTGAAGCCGCCCACGGGGGGCGTTCCATAGGTTGTTTCGAACGCAAGCGCCATCTGCGCCCGCGCCCCTTGGGCTCGTGCCATTGTGTTCTCCTCGGGTTGTCGGGATCAGCCGAGCGGATCGGCCGTTGAATAGTACAGGACGACCGGCACGACGGCGGCCTTGAGGCTGGCCGCGCCTTCGACCGGCAGATCGACCGGTCGCGGTGCTTCCGCCTCGACCCAGTCGCAGAGGCCGCCAAGCGTGCGGTCGGTGGCAATAGCCCCACCGATGCTGGCGCACAGCGTGTCGAAAGCGGCGTCACGGTTGGGGCCTTGTATGACAGCTTCGATTTCGGCGCGGTGCTGGTAGTGGTACGCGAGCGGCGACAGCGTGACCTCGGGCTCCCCCGGCTCGCCGTCGCGTAGGATCAGCAGGCCGTCGGCGGGGACGCGCTCGGGTACCACGTCACCGCGCAGGGCGTTGACGGGCAGCGCCAGAAGCCGCGCGAGTAGCGCGGTGAGGATGGTTTCACGCGGGGTGGGCATGTTGTATCTTTCGAAGAGCGCGAGACGAAAGGCAGCTGATGTTTGAACAACTTAGAGGGCAGATTGCAGTTAGGATTGCAAATCTACCGAATGGCACCCGCTTCAATCTTCGCGATCTACTTGACGGAGATTGGCCAGAAGATGCGGGTAACGCTCGGCAGTTGGGCCGGGATTTTCGAAGAAATCTTGCTAACTTTCCGAATGTAGAAGACGCAGGAAGGGATAATGAGAACCTCCGGTGGTACTTGAAACAATAGGATCCGCAAATCGGCGGTCGCTCGACCGCGCCCACGTCTTCAAAGCCGACACCCCCACCTAACACCCACAGCTTGATCGTATCAGTATCGAATAAGCGATCGCGGTTGCCGCCCTGTGCGCTCACCCTGATCTCGACGCGGAGCCGACAACAAAGCATTCTGAGAGGTTCGACAATGCTCTTCGATATTAACAAGGCTCTCAGTCTGCCAGATATTCGTGGCATCGTTGCCAAACGTGACGAAGTGCTGGATCGCTTCGGGCCGATATTCCGAGAACCCCTAAGCCTGACCAAGCAGGACTACCTCGATTTCCTGAGCTTCAAGCACAATCACCACTGGACGGGTTTGGAACGCTTGGGACGCCAAGCCACGGATGATATGGACAATTTACGAGAGGCTATAGGTCTCCTAGTAGACGAAACCAAGCCGATCTCGGATAGATTTGATACCGCCTATTCCATGGTGCGTGGAGTCGGCGCAGCCACCCTCACCCCTATATTGCTACTGGCATACCCTGATCGATACGGCGTGTGGAACGGCACCAGCGAACCCGAAATGCGGGAACGCGGTGTCTGGCCGACCTTCACCCATGGCGCTTCGGAGGGTGAAAAGTATGAAATAATCAACACCGTGCTCCTTCAACTCGCAAGAGACTTGAATGTGGACCTCTGGACGCTCGACGCCCTATGGTGGATGAGCAAGCTGGAACGTCAAAACACCGGCCATTACTTTGACTCCAGAGACATTGCGATCTGGAATATGGCGGAACAAGCCAGCCAGACAGCCAAGCAGTCCTACGGACAGACGGTCGAGCGTACCATAAAGAACAAAGATCTCCGGCTCTCCAAAGAAGCTCTGATGACGCATCTCAAAGAGCTGCTGGAGGAGACGGGTGATAGGTGCGCCATTTCAGGCCTTGTTTTGCATTTTGAAGGGCCAGATTCACAATTGAGACCATCGCTGGATCGAATTGACAGCTCCGGGCATTACGAATCTGGAAATCTGCAGGTGGTGGCGCGTTTCATCAACTTCTGGAAGCGTGATACTGAGGATTCCGAGTTCCGTCGGCTACTCGCTATTGTTCGCGGAGAATTGTAGACCCGAACTTTCTGACCGCGCTGTTGCGCTCATGCGCGTGTCTCTATCCAATTCGCCACGATCAGCCCCGGGACGCTGTCGAGCGCCCGCTCTGCGTCGCGGTCGAGATTCAGTCGTTTCGGCAGCTTGACCTGCGGCACCAGCAAGAAGATCGGCGCGGTGACCTTTCCGCGTCCAGTTTTCGCGCGTGAAACCACCGCCTGACCCTTGGTGTTCAGCCGTCCCTCCGCCACAAGCAGGCTCGGACCCGTTCGGCGATAGACAAACCGCAGGCGTAGACCGCGTCGGCGCTCCCATTCGGCCGGGGTGATCCGACCACCACGTGTTGATTTTCCAGCAGCGGGCAGCGGTATTGCCAGCCAGAACCCATCCTTCGATCGGATCAGCGGCCCAGTGTCATGCGCTCCAACGATGACCGGGGCCTTGGACCGGACCAGCGCAGCGGCATCCAGGCTCTCGCCCGACCTCGGGAAGTTCTGGTTGCGGATCGAGTTGGCAAGCCGTCGCCCGAGACCAGCGCCGGTAATTTGCGTGCGCCAGGCCGTCTTCAGCCCGGTCCCGGCCTCGCGCATAGCGGCCGTCACCGCGCGTTCGCCCGCAGCGACCTCGGCTGCCATCATGGCGACGATGTCGGGATCGATGTCGAGTTTCAGTCTCACGCGGGCCTCAGATCGACGGTCCAGACCAATCGTTCCCGGTCACGAACGGGCTCGCCCTGGATGAGGAAGGCATCGCCGTCGATTTCCAAACGGTCGCCCGGACGCGGGTTGGACACTTCGGCAACGCGCAGGTCGACCCGGGTAGTTTCCGACCAAAGTCGTGCGTCGCCAAAGTCGGTGATCGCATCAGCAAGCCGCGAGACGATGCGCACCAGCATGGGCGTGCCGCCGTCGGCGATATATATCCCATCCCTACCGATGTTTGGATCGGTGAACAGTATTTCCATTGCGGATGCAAATGCGCTGGTCACGACCTATACTGCCCTTATGAAACAAAATTTATCTTCAAACAGTCCAGTTCGAAGCCGGGCGCTCGTTGCCCTAAGGACAGCATTTGCGCGCCAACGGCCCGACATCCTGATCGACGACAAAGGCTATGCCGCCGATTTTCGCGATACGCTTCTGCCGCTTGTTGCGACCGAGGATTTCGAGGTTGACCTGCAGGCCGGGGATGGCAACGAACTGCAGACCAAGTTCCGCGCCGCGCATTCATCCTCGGGGCTCGCGGTCAATTGTTTTGCACCGTTTCGGACCCGGATTGTCGATCTGGCTCTGCCGAGCTGCGGCCCCTTCGCGGCGCTGCAGTTCGAGCGCAAGTGCTCGACCGGCCTTCGTGGCGGCCGCGCCCCCAACCTTGATGTCGTTCTGTCGGGTCCGAAAGGTGTTGTCGGAGTCGAGTCCAAACTGAGCGAGTATCTCGCAAGGCACCGAGCCTCATTCTCCCCCGCCTATGCCGAACAGATCCGCGATGAGCGGCGCGAACAAGGATATTTCCGTGAGATGCTGCGCCTGATCGATGCGCCTGACAGTTACGTCTGGCTGGACGCAGCGCAATTGATCAAGCATGCATTCGGGCTGGCGCGCACCTTTCGGGATCAGCCTGTGAGCCTGCTTTACCTGTATTGGGAGCCCGCAAACCCGGATGCCAGTCCCGAATTTGTGGCCCACCGACATGAGATAGACGCCTTTTCGGAACGCGTGGCGGGATCGACGCCAGGGTTTCGGGCCATGAGTTATCCTGAACTGTGGCGTGCTTGGGATGATGCCGAGCCAGCAGAATGGTTGGCGCGGCATCTCAAGGCATTGCGGGCCCGATACGAGGTTACCCTCTGATCCCTCACGTCCGCCGTGCCGAGCGCAGAACCTGCGGCCGGGTGCAGATCGGCAGCGGGTTGCTCTCGATTTCCAGACGCACCCATTCGTCACGGTCCCGATCGGGGATAGTGCGCGCGTAGAGCGGCAAGCCGAGGGTGTTGACCGTCTCGAAGGTGTCTGCGGGGGCATGGTAGATTTCAAAGAGGCCTTCCACCCCTTCGGGGTAGAAGAAGGCCTTATCGGTCGGCACGCCGAAGCCCGCCCCACCTCGATAGCGACGGAAGGTGATGCCGCCAAAGCTGACCTCGTCGGCAACCCGGCCGCGCAGATCGGCAGCTGCGGCAGTGTTGAGATAGGTCTCGCGCACCTCCTTGTGGGCGATGAGATCAGCGAAAAAGGCCGAGCCGCATTCGGCGCGGACCTGCACGGCCCCGGCCGCGAGCCCGCCCATGCTATCTTCGACGCTTTCGATCAGCGCCTGACAGCGTTTGCGCAGCGCGCCCGAGCCCGGGGTCGCATTGTCCAGATCGAAGTCGATCTCGGTGGCGGGAGTGATGCCGAACTCGGTGAAGTAGTTGATAACCGTGGCACTATCTTTGGGGTCTTTCACGATGCCCTGAATGCCGTTCAGCAGGTGATATTCGAACGTCGCCTCCGCATCCTGGCGCAAACGGCCGAGCTTTCGGGCGACCTCGCTTTGCACCTGCTGGGTCGCACTTTCCGAGCCGAAGTCACGAATGCCCTGAATCTCAGACGCCCAGAGCACGTCCTGCTTCTTGAACTGGCGGCAGACAAAGGCGCGCATGTCGCGGCGCTCGGGGACCTGTTGCTCGGCCGCCGAGCCGCGTTCGGAGAACGGGATCAGGGATAGCGTGCCATCCCGGCTTTCGATCACGACGGTGCGCGAGCGCACGCCGCGCGGCGAGAACAGGCTGGCACCCGACAGGATCGCGGGCTTGAAGGGGATGTTTTCCAGAGCACGGGTGAGTTCGATGATGGTGAAGGCATCGCCTTCGAAGATATCCATGGTGGTCATGGGAATGCCTCCTTTGAGGGTTTGATCAGCGGACGAGGATGCCGACCGCCAGCAGCGCGGCATGGGCGGCGGTGATCTCGCCCTCGCTGGGGGTGCCCGCAAAAACGAGATCGTGGCGGTTGACGATGGCGGGGCCACGGATCAGCGCGACGGCTGGCATTTCGCCGCCCGCAGCGTCGGCCTTGCCCCAGAGCACAGCGACGGCGGTTTCGGTACCGTCAACGGCGGCGGGATCATGGGCGGCGTATTTGCTAGACGCGGTGATCTTGCCCAGCACGGTGCCCGGATCGAGCGTGCCTGCGGCGATGGTGATGGTTTCGCGGGTGTAGTCGCGGAAGGCTTCCCAGACGAGGAAGCCTCCGGGATGCATAGTCTCGGTGAGCGTGGTCATGAGATTATCCTTTCAGTTTGAAGGTGCGGGCGACGATCTCGCCCCAGGGGCGGGCCGTCGTGGTCCGGCCGGGTTGTGCGTGATGGGCGGCAATCTCGGGTTCTGCCTCGGCTTTTGCCGCCAGAAGGGCTATGCGGACGTCGTCGAGACTGGTGTCCTGTTCGAGGAAGCGCCCAGCCATCTGCGGCTGGCCTGCAAGGCGGCAGAGATCGACGACAGCGCGGGCATGGGTGATCGCCTCGGCGCGGATCGCGGCGGGATCGAGCGACGCGCCGCCCGGAGTCGGGATCAGATCCGAAGGACTGGGCATGTCGTCGGTGACACCATGCCCTTCCGGCTCGACAGGCGCTTCGTCGCTGTCCGCCTCGCCAGTGCCGTCGGCAGGTTCGACATCGCCGTCCACGATACTGTCGGTCTTTGTGCCCGTGTCTTGGCTAGTTTCCTCGGGAACATGCTCCAGTTCGGGTTGAACACCCTCCGCAACTGTTGCTTTCACTGCCTCGACGAGGTCGGGCGGCGCGTTGCGGAACCGACCGATGTCGAACCGTGCGGCCATTCTGATGGGGTCCGCCAGCCGGTCCGCGAAGCCCGCCACCACAGCATCGGCTGCATCGAACCAGGTTTCGGCCGCCATCAGCGCTGCGATCTCATCATCGGTCTTGCCGGATTTGGCGGCATATCCCCGGACGAGGCTGCCCGCGATCTTGTCCAGCGCCTCGGCCATGGCGCGCATGTCGCCCGCCGTGCCCATTGCCAACCCCGACGGGTCGTGGATCATCAGGAACGCGTTTTCCGGCATGACGATTTCGTCACCCGCCATCGCGATATAGGACGCGGCCGAGGCGGCAATACCGTCGATCCAGACCGTGACCGTGCCCGTGTGCCGCTTCAGCGCATTGTAGATCGCAACCGCATCGAAGACTGAACCCCCAGGGCTGTTCAGCCGCAGATCGACCGGCGTCCCGTCGGGCAGTGCGCCGAGTTCGGCAAGGAACCCCTTTGCCGAGACCCCATAGGCGCCGATCTCGTCATAGATCGCCACTTCCGCGCCTGTTCCCCGGGCGCGGATCGCATACCAGCTTGTCATATCGTCACTCCTGTTCGGTGGCGGGATCGGTGGAGGCGGATCCGTCGCCTGTGTCATCACCCGGATCAGGCCGCGCTGTGGGCGTTGCCCGCGCGCCTTGCGTTTCGCCGGGGCTGGCGCGGTAGCTCAGCCCCAGCTCGGCGACACGCCTGGCATCCGCCGCATTCTCTCGGTCGACTTCTTCGACGTCGTAGCCGGTGGCCTCGACCACCTTGCGGCGCGAGGTGATGCCCGCTTCCATCGCCAGCACCTGCGCCTGGATATCCTTCAGCGGATCGACCCAGTCCCAGCGCGGCGGGATCCATTGCACCGGCCGCGCGACGGTGGGATTGCCGATATCCAGCGCCCCCGACAACACGGCCGTCTCAAGCCAGCGCCGCCAGATCGGACGGCACAGCTGGTGCGCCATCACCCCATGTTGCAGCTGACCAATGCGGCGGCGGAACTCGACCAGCTCTGCCCGCAGGCTCGAATAGTTCGCCTGGCGCACATCCCCGGTGACCAGGTGGTACGGCAGCCCCAGCGAGGCCGAGACCGCAAGCAGCGTTCGATATTGGAATGCCTCATAGCCGCCCCCAACATCTGCCGGACTGGAGAACTTCACGTCCTCGCCCGGCAGCAGCACCTGCATCGTGCCCGGCTCGAGGCTGGCAATGGCCGCCCCATCCAGATCGGCTTCGGACTCGCCCATCATCGGGTCTTCCGGCGCGGTCTTGGTGATGAAGCCCGCGAACATCGCCGCAGTCTTCTTCCGGTCGAGCTCGGCGTCGTCGTACTGGTCCAGCAGAAACAGCCGCACCATGGCCGGTGCCACATGCGGCAAGCCCCGGATCTGGCCCGCATCGATGGGGCGGTAGATGTGCAGAACATCTTCGGCTGGCACGCGGACCATTTCCGGGATCACCGTGCCTTGATCGGTACTGTCGCCGGGATGGCGACGCCGAAAGTGATAGGCAACGCGGCGGCCGATGCCATCAAACTCGATACCGCAGCGGATGCGATTGCCATTTGCCGCGGTCTCGGTCTTCTCGAACGGCAGCATCTCCGACTGCAGAAGCTGCAGTTGCAGCGGCACAAGCAGGCTGTCCTCGGCGCGTCTAGGACGCAGACGCACAAAGCATTCGCCCGCCACGAACATTTCCCGCGCGACCATGGCCTGCAGGCCGTAGAAATCGGTCAGCCCGTCGGCATCCGCCTCATCCGTCCATGCGAGCCACAGCCGCTGAACGCTGTCACGCAACGCCGCATCTGCGATCAGCGATGACGGCTTGATCCCATCGCCGATCAGGTTTGAGGCAAACGCCTCGCAGGCATTAGCGGCATAGCCGTTGGTCACGACCAGTTCCCGCGACCGCGCCAGCAAACGCGGGCCGCCCGAGGCGACCAGCGAATTGATGTTTTCCAGCGGCGGTTGCCAGCCCCGCAAGCGCCGGCTGGCCATCGCGCCGTCCAAACGCGCTGACACAGCGGCGGGACCGCCGGGAGTCCGGCGGCGAAAGCGATCGAGCAGGCCCATGGATCAGAGCCCCTTTGTCGTCGTTACACGCACCTGCCGAACGATCCGTCGTCCCTCTGCATTCGCAATCTCGCGGTCGAGCGCCTCGATGGCCCGGTCGATTTCCGCCACACTGCGATAGTCCACAGACTTTCCGTCATAGCTGACGCGCGCCACGCCAGAGGAACGTTGAACAGCGAGGGTCTCGCGGCGGGCACGGAGTTCCGTCGATGTCGGCATCTGAATTGACCTGACCTGCGAATATGTTTCATTTGGCCAACCGACCACGGATTGAAGCCAAAGCCATGACCCCAGCAGAAATCATGCGCGACCTCGCGCGCGCCGACATTTTCCCGAAAGCTGCCATGGCCGAAGCTGGTGCCAGGCGCGAGGAAATGGTGCCAGTCTTTGTCGATCTGGTCAGCCGCCTCGCACGACAACGCGTTCCGGAGATGAAGGAGTCTGACTTGATGGCCCTTATTCCGGTCTTCCACCTGCTTGGTGAATGGCAAGATCCACGCGCTTATCGGCCATTGGTTCAGATGCTCCGTCGCCCAAGCAACGCCATCGACCATCTCCTCGGAGACGCAGTGACCGAAACGAGCTTTCGCGTCATCGCCGGAACATTCGACGGTGACTTGCAGCCGGTGTTCGACGCGATCGAGGACAAAAAAGCTGATGAGTTTGCCCGCAGCTCCCTGATGAGCGCCTTGGTTCTGATTGCGCAATTGCACCCCGATCAACGCCCGGCAATCGAAGATTACTTCCGGACCTTTCGCCAGCGCTGCCCCAAGGCATCGACCGATGTTCTTACCGGCTGGATGGACGCCGTTGCCGGTCTCGGGCTTGAAGACATGTCGGAGGCTGTGCGCGAGATTTTCGACAAGGGCCTGATCCCGAAAGACTACTGCGACTTCGGGCATTTCCTTGAAGATTTGGAAGCCACCCTCAAAGCCGATGGTTCACCCGCAAACCGCCGTTACCAGAAATCCCTGATCACCGATGCCATCAACGACCTGTCGAAATGGCACTGTTATTCCGATACATTCCTCACTCAGCAGAGTACCCGAAAAGTTGACAACGCTTTGCGCGTGGCCCCATGGACTGAGGCCCTAACGAAGACGCCAGACAAACTTGGCCGCAACGATCCCTGTCCCTGCGGCAGCGGCAAGAAGTTCAAGAAATGCTGCCTGCATTGAACCACCCACAGCCAACGTGACACTGCATCGCCAAACCTTTCACCTCATGTAACTGGAGCGCACGGTTCGCCGCTGTGATCCCGCGCGCCGCGATGCGGGCGTAGTGTTTCCCGCCCCATCCTCAGCCATGTCTTGTGCTGTGATCCCGAGCTGGGCTTCCAGATCGGCCCAACGCGCCTCAGACCAGCGATCGGCCCCAAGGATCCACGCGGCGGCCCGAGCATAAACCCGTGTATCCAGCGCCTCGTTGCGTTCGCGCAGCTTCTGCCATTCGAGCCGGGCGAAACCGCGCTTGGTGCGTACCGTAACAAGTTGTTCGGCCGTGAATTGCTTCAACCACTCGCCGTCCGCCCAGTTTGGCAGATGGATGGTTCCGGGCGGGCAAAGATGCCCAGCCTCGATTTCCTCCCGCGTCGGCCGGTCTTGGCGCAAATAGCGATAGGTCTCGGTCTTGAAGGTCGACGTGGCGACCGTCCAAAGCCGCGCCCCGCGCCGCAGCCTTTTGCCTGCGATGGTCGCGTCTACATAAGTCGGGCCAGTGACCGGGCTCGAGCGGTTGAAGCCTTCAACGCCTTTGACCGGGGCCACCTGCGCGAAGCCGACCTGTCGCGACCAGGCATAGACCGCACTCGTTTCGTAGCCGGTGTCGATGGCAAGGCGGGCCAATGTCATCGGTTGACCTGAGGCATGCTCCCATGTCTGGCCGAGCAAATTGGTCAGCTGCTGCCAACACGCCGGATCGCCGGGCCCGCCCTCAATGACCAAGTGATCGATCAGCCAACTCTCCAGCCCGCGGCCCCAGGCCCAGACATCGACCTCGATGCGATCCTTTTGAACGTCCGCCCCGGCGGTCAGGAACAAGCCCCGCTCTGGAACAGTGCCTCCTTCCCAAGTCTCGCGCTGGTCCGCCAAGCGCTGCCAGTCCGGCGCCTCGCCGGTTTCGACCCATGTCTCACCGAGAATCGTGTTGCGGAACGCCTTGATCGCCTCGTCCGACCCTTGGGCCGCGTCCCATGCGCGCACGATCCGCTCCCAACTCAGCCAGCCAATGGGCGAATAGAGCGCCGAAAGGTGATAGCCGACGGTGCCGGGATCGGCGGCCGTTGCGGTCGCGCGCCATTCGCCAGCCTCCAGCATCGCCGTCTTGTTGTGTTCGGCGATGGGCTGTTCGCAGCCCTTGCAGTAATATTCCGCCGTTTCCGGCCGCCCCTTCTGCCAGCGAAGCCGCTCAAACTTCAGCCACTGCTCCTGACCGCAATGCGGGCATGGCACGAAAAACCGGCGCTGGTCGGAGGCCTCGAACTCCCGCTCGATCCGGCTCAACCCCCGGATTGTCGGCGTCGAGACCAGGAACACCTTGCGCCGATGGGCGAAGGTCAGTGATCGCGCTTCCGCCAGCGTGACTGGGTCGCCTTCCTCATCCGCCGAGGCCGGATAAGCGTCGACCTCATCGAGAAAGATGTAGCGCGCCGGGGTCGAGCGCAGCCCGACCGCCGAGTTCGCTCCGGTCATGATGAGGATGCCGCCCGCGAACTCCTTCGACAGCATCGTGTTGCCCGCATCGCGCGACCGCGCCGGTTTGACCCGGTCCCGCAGTTCCGGGCTTTCGTCGATCAGCGGATCGATCCGCTGGCGTGAGTTTCGTTTCGCCAATTCAACCGTTGGCTGGACCGCGAGCATTGGCCCCGGTGCCTGGTGGATCGCAAAGCCGATCCAGTTGTTCCCGGCCTCGGTCGCGCCGACCTGCGCGGCCTTCATGAACACGATCCGTTGTGTCGGATCGCCCGGCGACAGTCGGTCCATGATCTCGCCCATGTAAGGCGTGCGCGCCGTGCGATACCGGCCCGGTTCCGCCGAAGCGCGGCCCGACAGCATTCGGTGCCGATCCGCCCATTCAGACACGGTCAGGTCCGCATCCGGCGTGAGGCCCGCTCCCCAGGCGCGCAGGATCTCTGCCGCGCCGTCGAACTCGAGGGCTTCATCACCGGAGATCGGGTTTGACCTCGGCAAGCTCGTCGAGCTGGGCACGGACATGTTTCTCCAGAACCTTCTGCATCGCGGCGGTTTCCACCCCCAGATCGGCCGCCATTAACGCAGCGGCTCGGGCGGGCCAGTTGACCCAGACGTCGCGCTCTTGCCGCGCCAGCCGGAAAACCAGCGAAAGCGCGCGCGCCCGGTCGATCAGCTCGCCCTTCAGCTTTTGCAGCCGGAGACGGCGTTCCTGCGCCTTCAGCACTTCGTTGGCCGTCTTGGCCTGCAAGAACGTGGTGCCGCTGTCGACTGGTGGGGCCGCGATTCCCTGTTCGCGCAGGGTTTCGCCCACGGCGGATACCGCCGCCTCCGGGACGGGCTTGAGTTTCGGCTGTGGCGGCTTGCGGGTCTTGGACGGATCGGTCGCCTCAGCGCGCAGGGCATCGCTGGCCACCGCGTCGATGCTGCCATCAGCATGCAGCACCAGCCGACCCGTCGCCTTGGCCTTCTGAATCGCCCCGCGTGAAAGACCAACGCGGGCGGCATATTGGCGCTCGCTCAGACCCTCCATTGCGCGCTCCGATTATCATTCAAAATCATGTGCTTATGTAGTTGATAAGCCTCCGCACCAGAGCGAACGTGATCCTACGAAAACGATGCAACTCACCACGGAGCGACCGCGATGACCCGCCTGAACCCGATCACCACACCCCGCCACCAACTGCGCGCCGAGAAGGCTGCGCGGAACAAGGAGGCAGCGCTCAACGCATTCATCGGCAAGAAGGCCGAAATCGACGAGATGCTCGCCCGCTTGGCAAGCCTGAGCGACGAGCATTTCAACGCCCACCCCGACGAGGTGAACTGGGGCCATGTCGGCACCCTTGAGCACTACGCCAGCCTCCTGAAGCGCATCACCGACAGAGCCTTCAGCGAAGGCGAGCACGCGGAATGACCGGAGCCAACGCCATGGAAACCAGCACTATCCGCATCGCCATTCGCGGCCTCAACGAGCCTTGGGACGCCAGCGGCATCCCGGCTGTCCTCGACGAGATCGAAGCATCGCTCCGCGAGGAGGCCAATGTTCCGGCGCGCCTCACCGCTGACAGCACGACCATCACAATCGACGTCGCCACCGACCGGCTGCCCGATGCCGCAGCGCTCCTGCGGGATCTCGGGCTGATCTGACCATGGGCCGACGCCCGAACTCCGGCCGCGCGCCCTGCGCGGCTTGGGGTCGTAGAAGACCGCGACGGTCGCGGTCCGAATACGGAGACGACCCCATGACCAAACTTTCCGATACCCAGACGATCATCCTGTCCCGCGCAGCCCAGAACGCGGACCGTATTGCCATGCCGCTACCCGACAGCCTGCGCGGCGGGGCCGCCACCAAGGTGGTCAGCGCCATGCTTGCCAAGGGCTTCCTCGAAGAGGTCGACGCCGACATGCGCAAGGGCGAGCCCGTCTGGCGCGAGACCGGTGACGGCCACGGCGTCACGCTGATCGCCACCGACGCAGGCCTCGCCGCCATCGGCATCGAGCCCGAGGACGCGAACACCGCGCCTGCGGGCGCGACGGACGCGCCGACCGAGGAGCCCGCGCAGGACGCCTCCACCGAGACTGAGGCTGCGCCCAAGGCGCGCACGCCGCGCGAAGGCACTAAGCAGGCCCGCCTGATTGCCATGCTGCGCGCGCCGGACGGCGCGACCATTGAGGAGATCATGGCCACGACGAACTGGCAGTCGCACACGGTGCGCGGGGCGATGGCAGGGGCACTCAAGAAGAAGCTCGGGCTCGAGGTGACCTCGGACAAGGTCGAAGGGCGCGGTAGGGTCTACCGTCTTCCCAGCGCTTGATAGCGGCGGCGAGTGTCTATGCTGCCGCCGGACGTGGACGGCAGTTACCCTTGCACGGTAAAGATTCGACGAGACAACTCGGCTTCAGACGCTGATGGTTCAGCGGTCAATTACCTTGTCAATTATGTCCCCGAATTGGTTCAGGAACTTAACCTTCGTCCGCTCGAGCACATTCTGTACTCTTGGTCCTGCAATCCAACAGGGCTCCTCAGGAAACTTGTTCGCAGCGACCAGCTCCCTCCAATAGGAGTCTCGCTCTGCGTCTGTAGAAAGTCCCTGAAGCTCGCAGAGAACCTCAAAAGGACTGCTTCTTCCACAGACAGCATGCACCTCGTCGTACCTGAGCGATGCAGTCAATATGACTTCACTCTGCCGAAATCTGAAATATGTCAGCGCCTTAGCGTTCAAGCCATTGCCTTCTTCGAACTCTGCGACTCTTGCCCTAAAGGCTGGATCTGACCACAGCGAGGGCATATTCAAGACCACCTCGTCCGCGTTTGGACGGTGAGCAAATACCGCTGAGAACGTGCCATCTCGGAGCGGGTCTTTGAATTCCTGTGCGAACTTGGGGTCTGTGGTCCAAGATGCGACGCCCTCTTCGATGTACCCATTGAGAAAAAGAGGGCCTAAGTCCCCGCCGTTTTGTTGGTTGTTTGGCACCAAGAAGCGTTTCCGAAAACAAATTTCAGTGCATGTGAGAAACCGCTCCGGCAGACGCTGCTCGGAAATTGCCTCCAGTAGTTCCTCGGTAATTGGTATGCGGCGGGTGCGGTCCTCGCGCCATCCGTTTTGCCACGCACCGAGAGCTGCCAGAAGCCGATCTGAGAACATAAAGTCTCCTTGTCAATCAAATCAATCGTCAGCACCACCCCACGATTCTAATGGCGCAAGCTCGCGTGTTCGAATGACATTATCTCACCCTGATCGCCTCGAAAAGCCGCCGAAGGACGTAGGACCGCGCGATGCTGACCACCGTGAACACCGCACCCATTTTCAGGTTCTGCGCCAGCGTCATGTGCAGCCCGAAAATTGGGAAGATCAGGATCTGTGTGACGACCGCGACACCGTAGCCGACGATCACGTTGACGACGGACTCGACCAGCGACATGAGGCGCGACTGCTTCATGCCGCCACCTCATCCATCGGCCAGCAATTCAGCCGCGAGAGTTCGCAGCGCATGCGCCGCAACCAAGGGGACCACGCCGTTGCCACAGAGGCGAAGCCTGTCCACCCGGTGGGCCAGCCCATCAGCGCCTCGACGAACAGCGGGTTCAAGGTCCGGCGCACATCGGAGGTACTGCTCCCAGCCATCTGCGTCGCCAGGACCTGGCGGCCAAGCAGCCCGTTCACCGGCGTGTTCGCCAGTGTCGTCGCCCCATCCTTGTGATCCCGCGCCGTCGGCGTCATCCACATGCGGCTGGCATGGGTCAGATCCGCTGTCTTGCGGTTGCCCGCGCTCGGTTTGCAGCCATCGTTCGCCATCGGCGTCGGCCAGTCCCGCGCCATGCCGTCCAGACCCTTCTCGTGTTTCCGCGCGCCACCACGGCTCCGAAAGCTGTCGGTCTGCGGCGTCGGCCACATCACAGCGCTCGTCGCGAGGTTCATCCCGTGTTTGCCCGCTTCCTGCGAAGGCGTCGGTTTTGTTTGCCGGTTCTCGTTGGCACTGGCCCGGGGCGTCGGCCAGAGGCGCAGCATCTCGGTCCAGTGCCCGCCACTCGATCGGGTTCCAGAGCAGGCGCGCGGGGTCGGCCAACGCGTCGCCATCGCGGGTGGCGAGGATGAACAGCCGTTCCCGCTTGTGCGGCGCACCGACTTCCGCCGCTGTAAAGAGGCCTGCCGCAAGGCGGTAGCCCATGCCGACCAGTTCTGCGGCGACTTCGGGGAAGCCGAGGCGGAGATGATGGGCGACATTCTCGAGGAAGACCAAGGGTGGTTCGACCTCGCGGATGATGCGGGCGACATGCGGCCAGAGGTGGCGCGGGTCCTCCGCGCCCCGTCGCTTGCCCGCGACGCTGAATGGCTGGCACGGATAGCCCGCAGTGACGATGTCCACCGCGCCGCGCCACGGGCGGCCGTCGAAGCTGGCAACGTCGTCCCAGACAGGCGCTGGATCCATGGCCGCCTCTTCCATCCGCGCCACGAGAATGGCCGCGGCGTAGGTTTCCCGTTCGACATGGCCCACAGTTCGATATCCGGGCATGGCAATGGTGAGCCCGAGGTCGATACCTCCGGCACCGGAGCAGAGCGAGAGGCCAAACAGGTCTGCGGCTCCGGAAGCGCCTCCGGAGGGATGTAAAGCCACGTCATGCATCGCCTCAGCGTGGATTGGCCGTGAGATCGGCGAAGCTCTCACCGGTCCCGTCCAGCACGGCCGACTGGCCGGTGAACTGCTGCCACCTCTGAATGGCGACATCGACATAGGCCGGGTTCAGTTCGACCCCGAGGCAGACGCGGCCCGTGGTTTCCGCCGCGATCAGAGTGGTGCCCGATCCCATGAAGGGCTCGTAGACCGCCTGGCCCGGGCTGGAATTGTTGAGGATCGGTCGGCGCATGCATTCGACGGGCTTCTGGGTCCCATGCACGGTTTCCGCGTCCTGATCCTTGTTCGCGATCTGCCAGAGCGTCGTCTGCTTGCGGTCGCCGGCCCAATGGCCCTTGCCGGTTTTCTTCACGGCGTAGAGGCAGGGTTCGTGCTGCCAGTGGTAATCGCCACGGCTCAGCACCAAGCGATCCTTGGCCCAGATGATCTGGGATCGGATGTTGAATCCGGAGGCCTCAAGGCTGTCTGCGACAGTGGTCGCATGCAGCGCACCGTGCCAGACATAGGCTACGTCGCCCGGGAACAGCGCCCAGGCCTCGCGCCAGTCTGCGCGGTCATCGTTCAGCACCTTGCCCGTGCGCTTGGTCGCGGCTGCCCCTGCTTTGTTGCGCCAGCCGGGATCGTATTCGACGCCATAGGGCGGATCGGTCACCATCAGGAGCGGCTGCACATCACCCAGCAGACGCTCGACATCGGTGGCAACGGTCGCGTCACCGCAGAGCAACCGATGCTTGCCCAGCACCCAGAGATCGCCGGGACGACTGATTGGCGTTTCGGGGGCCTCCGGAACATCGTCTTCACCCTCGCGGGATGCAGTTTCCGGATCGACCTCTCCGGCCAACAACGCCTCGAGTTCAGCGTCGTCGAACCCGATGAGCGACAGGTTGTAATCCTCGGCCAGCAGGTCGTTCAGTTCCGCCGAGAGCAGCGCCTCATCCCAGGTCCCGAGTTCCGTAAGCTTATTGTCCGCGATCCGGTAAGCCCGGCGCTGTGCCTCGGTCAGATGTCCCAGCACGATCACTGGGGCCTCGGTCAGCCCGAGCTGCGTCGCCGCCAGGACCCGACCATGGCCCGCGATCAGTTCTCCGTCATCGGCGACGAGGCACGGCACGGTCCAGCCGAACTCCGCCATGCTGGCGGCGATCTTCGCGACCTGGTCTGCGCCATGCGCCTTAGCGTTTTTCGCATAAGGCTGGAGCTTGGCCAGCGGCCAGGTCTCAATCGCGTCCGGGGCAAAGCTCAGCGTCATGATGTCGGTTCGCCTCAATGGGGTGGACCCCTGGACTCAGGACTCCGGCAGCCAGCCTGGACTCCGCAAAGGGTCCAGCGGCCACCGGACGTGTCCGGTTCCAAGAGTTTGTTTTGTTGTGGTTTTCAGCAGATCGCGGGTGGATGCCCGCTGGGGTGGCTTCCCAAAAAATCGACCCTGACGCTGGCGATATTGCGCGCTTCGCCCGCCCGTATACGTTTGAGGCCAGGAAGGACCCGTAAAGTCAGTGGGTTAGACGCCTGGACCCCAGATGGACCCTTGGTTGGACCCCGGAAGCCAGCGGTGCGGGCTGTCCCGCACGCGCCTCTCCCGAGCATATCTAATTTGTAGCCTCATTCTCGAAATGTGTAAGGCCCTGCGATGTACACCGGAAAAATTCCTCACAGGACGATTGTTCTTGACAGGCTGTTTGCGTTTTCGATCACGAACCGCTGCGAACGTCGGGCCGGAGGCAGGCGGCCATGGAGACGCCAGGTGATCACCGCGAGCCCGAACTGCCAGCGTTTGGTCGCCGCTGTCCGGCTCAGTCCCATCTCCCAGCAGATCGGTTTCCACGGCGTGCGTTCGGCACGCAGCCAGACGATCCGGGCATCATCCCGTTCCAGCCAGCGCAGCCAGAGCAATGCCTCCTCGGCTTCGGTGATCTGTCGCGGACCCGGCCGGGGGCGACGCATCTGGGGCTCCTGACCAACCTTGTCCGCGAAGCTGTGGAAATACTCGGGCCATGCGTTGAAGAAGCCCTGCGGCATGACGCCGGGCAAGTTGCGGAAGACGTCGGCCGCGCTCTCCAGCCGGTCCTCCACACGTGTGGTCGTCCAATCACCCATGACGTGCCTCCCGTTCCAGTTTGCCATAAAGGCGCTCACCAAGCTGGCGCACCAGTTCGCGCTCGGGCCAGGTCAGCCGGTCATCGTCAATGGCGACGGCCAGCAGCCCCTGTTCTTTCCAGCCGTCCCGTTTGACCTCGTCGGGCTGGCGGCGATGGCCGCCATAACCCTTGGGCGTGAAGCGCATTCCGGTCATTGCGCACCTCCGTGGGTTTCCATGGCCCAAAGCAGGATCGCGATGGCATCGGCCTCATTGTCATCAGCCGGGCTGAACCCGCGCGCCCGGGCGGCGGCGATCATGGCGTCCTTGTTTGCGTTGCCCTTGCCGGTGGCGTGACGCTTGATGGTGCCGACAGGAACGCCCTGGTAAGGGACGCCGCGCAACTCGGCCCATGCCGTCAGCGTGGCCATCAGGCCCCCATAGACGTGGGCCGCGTCAGTGCCCGCGTGGCGACGGACCTCCTCGAACCAAATGGCAGCGATAGGCCCGGACAACCGCTCCAACTCTCCCAGCCAGTTCGTGAAACGCAGGTATCGCATCCCACCGCCATCGAACCGTCCATTGCGGAACGATGCTGTGCCGCTGGTAATCAGCCCGTCAGCGCCATGCAGCGCCCAGCCCGTGGTTGTGCCAAGATCGAGCGCCAGCAATGTGCGCTGGCCGGTAAACGCGGGCGGCACATTTCGGACGGCGTTCTGATTGGGGTTGGTCATGGTCTGGTCCGCCATGGGCTTTCTCCTTTTGTGATTGGCTGCTCGAGGGGTGGAACGGGTCAGACTGCGACCCGCGAAATTGCCCAGGGGTAGGTGGTGGCTCTCCCCGCCTGTAGCGGGGAGAACACCTACCCCTTTAGGGGGGACTTTTCTGAAATCTGAAATCTGGCATAGGGCACTGATTTTGTTAGACAAATCCAGATTGCGGAGCAGATTTCGGAAACCCCCTTCCAAAATCTGGAAAGGACCTTCCAAGTCGCTGAAACCAAATGGTAAAAGCCAGATTCCAGATTTCGCCAGGATTTCAGATTTTGCAAAATCTGGCCAGATTTCAGACTTTTGCACCCAGATTTCGGAAGGCAAAACGGCGTGTTTCATCATGCGTCCTCCACCTCGCGATAGACCCAGACAGACGGGTTTTCGACGGGCAGAACGGCACCGGTCTGTGGGCATTTGTAGTGGCTGGGCAGGACATCGATCAGCTCCGGTGTGACCTCTCCGGTGCCTGAATCGACACGCTCCCTGCTGGTTGCAAGACGCATGGTCTCGACGCAGAGATAGCCATATTTGCTCCGCTCGGTCGCCAGATCCAGCGCAGTCGCAGCGGCCCCGCGGACGAACTTCACGTAGCCTTTCGTGGTCAGCACGTTCAGCCGTTCGCGGATGATCGATTGCCCGCCAAGACCCCCGGTGTTCTCGAAGGTCTCCGCGAAATGGGTCATCGTGTACATTCGACCCTGAAGGGCCTCTTCGTACAGCAGGCCGCAGATCACCTCGCCCTTGCGATCCCGCTCCGCATCGTGCTTCGCGCCGACGTCCTGGCGCACCAGACGCTCGTTCATTGGGTTGATCTCGACCCATTGGCCGCCGACCTTGTCGATCACCTTTGGCGGCAACGCGGGGCCATTGCGCAGCTCGATCTCCAGCTTTCGTTGCGAGCAATCCTCGTCCGGGCGGTGCAGGATCAGGCCGGAGGTGTAGAAGCCGCGCAGCGCGCTGGCGCCGGAGAGCGCGAGGAAGGGATCGTCCTTCACCTGCTGCTTGCTGAGCTTCTTGGTGTGATGGATCAGGATAACCCCGCAGTCGGGGTCGATATGGTCACGCAGCACCTCCACCCGTTCCTTCAGGAAGAACATCATGGCGGTGTTGTCGTTCTCGCCGCCGCCGTCGGGCCCGCCGTCGAACAGGTTGCGGATCGGGTCGACGCATAAGATGTCCGACGGGGCCTCCGGAAACGCCGCCTGAACGGCGCGCGCGACCCGCACGCTGCCCTCGTTGTCGAGCAGCATCTTGAGCTTCGGCGTCGCAACGAACGTGTCGCGGGCGGCGGCCAGCACGTCGGGCGGCAGAGCGATCTGCTTCAGCCGTTCGCGCAGGTAGTGATACTGGATCTCGGCCTGCAGATAGAAAATGCGCAGCGGGCGTGGTGGCGTGAAGCCGAGGAACGGCACGCCAGCCGCCATGTGAACGAGCCAGGAGATCAGCAGGTCGCTTTTGCCAACCTTCGGCGCGCCACCCAGCACCAGCAGCCCGCCCGGCGTCAGCACGCGCGGCGCAATGATGTCCTGCGGCATGGGGCTTTGGTCATCCAGCAGCGCGCCCAGCGTGAAGGCGGGCATCTCCTGCGGCCCCGGTGCGCCGGAATTCAGTCGGATCAGCGGCGGTCCATATTTCTCGACATGCCGGTCCCAGAGCCGCTCAGACTCGCGCTTGAGCCGCTCGACCGGCCACTGCGGCCGCAGCATCGCGGCGTTGTAGCCGCAGATGCCTTCCCAGCCCTCATCTTTTGTCATCCGGCCCTCGTGGACCATGCGGATGAAATGCCCGATCGCGGCGGATGCGCCCTCGAAACGGGACCAATCGTCCTGCGCCCCCTCTCGCACCGGGGTCACCAGCACATCGTCCATGGCGGGTTTGTCAGGATGACTGAACTCGGGCTGCAGCGACACGCCTGGTGCAGGCGGCATGTCGGTCACGGCCTCGATGAACTCGGCCAGATCGCGGTCGCGGTCGGCGTTCAACTCGACGATCCGCACCTGCGTTTTCAGGCTGTTCTTGTAATAGACCGAACCCGCCACACGGATCGGCTGATGCGCCGAGCGAAAATGCATGTCGCCGCCGACCTTGGCCGCGATGTCGCCGCGCAGACGGCAGACACGGGCAATATCATCGCCCTCGGCGGGCTCTGTCAGCGCCCACCAGACGTGGCACTTGCGTTGACCCTCCGGCGTCACGCCACCGCTCTCCACCACCATGCTGGGCGCGCCGAGGTGGCGCTCGAGGTGCGCGCGCTTGGCGGCAATGTCGCCGGTGTCGAGATCGACAACCACGGTCTGCATCTGCAGGATTTCGGCGGCTTTGGCCTGACCGGGTGCGGCCACGGTGCCAGGGATCACGTAGACAGCTGCGCCCTCACGCGAGGCCCAAATGGCGAAGGTCGCCATCTTCTCCGGCGTCCCTTCGTCAGCCTCCAGCCAGATGTTATGCGGGCGGCCATCGATGCCCTGACCCTTGTCGATGAAGCTGCGGACCGGGATCAGCCCGTCGCAATAGCCAAAGACGACCTGCATAAATTGCGCGATCTGCTCGGGATCGGGCTCATCGCCAAATGGGTCGGTTTGTGGGGCGGCGTCGTTGAAATCCCGCCATGGGTTGAAATGGACGATGTTTTCCTTCGGTGTTTCTGGCGTTGTGTCGTCGCGCATGGGTGTGTCCTGGTCGGGATCTGATGGATCGTTGGGGTCGTCGGTCATGTGGCCAGCTCCCAGCACCGCTCGGCACGGGCGCAGAACCTGCATTCGAAGAAATCCCGGTTGGCGGCGATGCGCGGCAGCAACTCGCCCGCGTCGGTGGCCTGAAGGATCCGCACCGCACGGTCGGACATGCGTTGCGCCACGTCGGCGTCGAAGGGGACGAGCTCATGATGAAGCTCGGCCGTGTCCTTGTTGATGGCGGTGAACAGCGCCGGTGCGGCGAAAATCCCCGGCACCGAAGGCTCCATATAGGCCTGGTAGATCGCGATCTGGGCGGCATAAACGGGCTTGGAGACCGCCACACCGTCCTTGACGCAGGCGCGCCAGTTCTTGGCGTTCATGGTCTTGCATTCCCACAGCGCGGGCACGCGCATGCCAACCGCCGCCGGAGCATCAGCGATGATCCCGTCGACATGGCCCCGGATACGACCTCCCGCGACGGAGAAGCCGAACTGGCCGCCATCCCGCTTTTGGGTGACCAGATCGATTCCGGCCGCACGCAGCCAGCGGATCGCCAGATCCTCAAGCTGATGACCGATGGCGAAGATCCGCAGCGTCTGGCCGCCAAAATCGGAACCATCATCCTTCGGCGCACCGGCAAACTCGAACTGCAGCGCACGTTCGCATGGATGCCCGAGGCGAGATGCGCCGAGATAGGTCCGGGGCGGCGTGGCCTCGCGTTCGGCTATGAGGGCTGCGTCGACCAGCGCGTTGATCCGCTCGGCCGTGGAGGGTCGGTGATTGAAGTCCAGCATCAGAACGGCACCTCCTGTGTCTGAGCCCGCGCGATGTCGGACATGGCCTCGCGGAAACCTTCGACAGCCTCCTCGATCAGGGCGCGCACCTGCGCCTCGGTCAGATCGGCGAAGGCTGTTTGCCAGCCGATCTCGTCCATAAGCAGTGCGACACGTTTCATGGTGGAGGTGACAGCGGCGCGTTCTTCTTCAGTCAGATCAACCATTGCAAAACGCTCCCGCGCCAAACGCGTCCAGAAAGCCTGGCACGGCATCGAGCAGAACCAGACCGATGGCCGGGGCCGCGTCGACCGGACCGGATCGCGCCAGCCAAAACCACGCGTGGGTTGCCGGCAGACAGCACAGAGCGTTCCACGTGGATGCCAGAGACGCCGCCGGTCCTCGGCCGTGATGGGGACTGAAGATTTCATGGGTCATGCCGCCCTCCGTTCGGGACCAGCCACAGCATTTACGGCCGCATGGATGGCGCGCTTGTTGAAGCCGAAGGTCATCAGCGCCGAGGCGCGGTAGCGCGTCAGGCCGAAGTCGTGGCGGCACTCGGGCGGCAGGTATTTCAGCTGCTTGTCCGTCGGTGGCTGACGCAGCCATCCCCTTGTCTTGAAGGCGCTTTCATCACTCTCGTGGGTGTTGAGCCAGTCATCGGCCTGCGCGAGGCAGACGGTGCGTTCGCCGACGCCCAACAAGCGTGGCCGCTCACCCTTGGCCCCGCCGATGGCGTACCAGACGCCCTCCATCCAGAAGATGCCGCCCCAGGCGGTGAAGCCCGTGGCCATCAGCGCATCGTCCGTCCCGAAGAGATCGACCCATGCGAAACTGGACCGTTTCAGCAGATCGATCTCGGTCATGACAAAGCCCGAGAGCGGCACTGCGTCCGCGCCCGTCTCGCCTTCGTCCTGCAGCAATACCTCGCCGCAGAGCGGGCATTCGGTGGCGGCGAGCGGGATCTCCGCTGCGCATGCCGGGCAAGTTTTCGTCGGGGCCTCGCCGGTGCCGATCTTGCCATCCAGATCGACATCCTGTTCCAGCGTGCCGTGGATCAGGCTCGATGTCCCGAAATCCAGCACCACGCAGTCGGTCTTGACCAGCCCCGGGTGCTCCTCCGGATCGACCGTGCGCAGCCCGCGCCCGATCATCTGGATCATGGTGGATTTGTAGGAACTGGGCCGCAGCAGCACGACGCAGGACGTGGGCGGATGATCCCAGCCTTCGGTCAGCACAGCGACATTGACGACAACGCGTGTCTTGCCCGCCGCGTAATCAGCCAGAATGGCCTTGCGGGTCTCAGCCGCCAGATCGCCATGGATCAGCGCAGCCGTGATCCCCGCGGCCCGGAAGGCCTCGGTCACATGGTCCGCATGGGCGACGGTTGAACAGAAGACGACCGTCTGACGGTCCCCTGCCTTCTCACGCCAATGCCGGATCACCTCCTCGGTGACGGGGGCGCGGTCCATGATGTCCGCCACCTCGGTCATGTCGAAATCCGCGCTGGTCTTGCGGACCGACTTCAATTCCTCCTGCACGCCCACATCGATGACAAAGGTGCGCGGCGGCACCAGGTGCCCCGAGGCGATCAACTCGCCCAACCGCACCTGGTCGGCGACATTGTCGAAGACCTCGCGCAAACCCTTGCGATCGCCCCGGGTTGGCGTTGCCGTCACCCCGAACACCCTCGCGTCGGGATTTGCATCGCAAACCCGGTCGATGATCCGGCGGTAGCTGTCCGCCACCGCGTGATGCGCCTCATCAATCACCAGAAGATCGAGGCGCGGCATGTCGGTCAGGTTCGACGCCCGCGCCAGTGTGGGCACCATGGCGAAGGTGACGTCGCCGCCCCAGGATTTCTCTGTCGCGTCGATCACAGATGTCGACACCTCCGGCACCACGCGCTGAAACTTGGCGCGGTTCTGCGCCGTGAGCTCGTCGCGATGTGCCAGAACACAGGCCTTGGCACCGTCGCCGATCATCTCGCCGGTGACCGCCGAGAGCATGATGGTCTTGCCCGCGCCGGTGGGTGCCACGCCCAACGTGTTGCCGCGGGAGGCGAGCGCAGCAACACTGCGCTCGACAAAGATTTTCTGGCGGGGGCGCAGGCGCATGTCCGATTCCCCCTTACTGCGCCCAGCTCGGCCGCCCGGGGGCACCGGGGTTGGCTGCTGGCGGATTGGACGAGGACGTTGGGGCGGCAGCATTCTGCTGCGGAGTGGCCCCCGGCCCGGCGTTACCACTGAACTGCAGGGGCGCCGTTCCCATGACCTGCGCATAATCACGATGGTCAGGCGTGACCGCGCTGCGGATCTCGTTCTTGTCGTCACCGCTGGCATCGGTGCCGATATCGATACGCGCGATGAACTCGATCCCTTCCAGATCGGCAAAGCCGCTGATGCGCCGCGCCGCCTGCGCCCCGGCCGACATGTCCTTGTCGGAAATTCCGCGCGCCGAGTTCAGCATGCCGCGCACAAGGCTGCGGCCCATGTTGGTCCAATCCGGACCCTTGGGGCTGTAGAGCCCGATCAGCGTGAAGATCTTGCGCCGGGCATATTGGCCCTCGGTCACCGTGAACTCGCCGTTGAGATAGACAGCCCCAGTCGAGCCGCGCGTGGCATAGCCGCCCGTCCAGCCTTGCGAGGCATCGTCGAACCCGCCGGGACGGATGGTCAGGCGCACCTTGGCCAGCGTGCCCTTGGGAATGAGGTTGGTGTTGCTTTGCGCGTCGTTGAAATCGTTCCAGGAACCCATGGGGAACCTCCTTCTATTTTCAGGATTGCGGTTGGGATTGGTCGGCGGCCGCCGGATCGACGGGCGGCTGGGCGTAGGTCAGGCGATCCGTCGTCGGGGCTGCGGGCGTCCGGATCTTCGCCATCAGGCGGCCGAGATGGGGTTCTTCGACTTGTGCCAGGCGGCCGGAGCGGTCCTTGGCCGGAAAGCCCCAGGGGTTAATCGTCTGGCAGACGAAGGCGCGGTACGGATCGCCGCCGTCGGACTTCAGCTCCGCCATGGTGATCACCTCGTCGACGATCCCCGGCAGCTCGAGCCCGGTCTTGGAGCCATCAATCTGCGGCTGGAACACCTTGCGATTGAAGTCATCGAGCTTCTCGTCGAGGATCCCGACGAACCAGACATTCTTGGCCCGCGTGTGCTGGAGGTGGGTCAGCCAGCCGATCATCTCGCGGCCGTGCAGCCCGTAGGCGCCACGGACATCCGGCTTGCCGGTCTTCTCCGACAGCGCCTCCGGTTGGCCCTTGCACCACCCGAAACACAGCCGCCCGGCGACGGTGATCGAGTCAACAAAGATGGTGTCGTAGCGGTCGAGTGCGGCCGGATTGCCGAAGCGGTCGCAGACGGCGGCATAGTGCGCCGGGCTGTAAGGCTGCTCATCCCGCAAAGCCGGGTTGGGGCCGCCGATGAACACCGCGAAATCCCGGCACTCCGTCCAGGTCCGCGGCCGGATGCTGTCACCCGCCCAGCCCTCGATGGCGAGATCGCCCGCTTCGAGATCCATGAACAAGGTGCGTTCGGGATCGAGGGTCCAGAGCAGCGAGGTTTTCCCGATGCCGGATTTCCCGAAGATGCAGCCCTTGATGCCGCGCGGCTCGGCCAGTCGCTGGTCGGCGCTGATGATGGGGAGGCTCACTGGTCAGCCCCCTGCGCGAGGATCTCGACCTTCAGCTTGCCGGGCCGGACGGTGCGCGCGGGCTCGAAGCCATGACGGATCGCCTCGGGCCAGGCGGCGTATTTGCGCTCGGGCACCCTGTAGGCCAGATCGACATATTCGGCCGGATCATCTCCGGCATCGCGGATCCGCGCGACCATGTCGGCCAACCGGTCCTGATCCCAATCCACCCGCTTCGGCAGATCGGCGACCACGGTGAAATCGCCGTCATCGAACCGGACGGTGCCGGTGTCCTTGCCTGCGGCTTGGCGTTCTTCGGCGGCAAGGGTGGCATAGCGGACAGCCAGTCCGGCATCGAAGCGGGTCTTGGCCGCCTTGTCGCGCTTCAGACGCTCGTCGATCTCGCGCTGCAGGATCGCCAGCAACTCGACCGGCAGGGCCGCGATTTCCGCTGCGCTGAGAGATGGCAGATCGTCAGGCGTAGGTGTGTTCTCGGGGAATGGCATGAAATGGTCTCCGTGATCGGTGAAAAGGGATTGAAATGCGGGCATCACGCGGCCTCCTGTTCGGCGAGCAGCAGCTCGGACAGCGAGACGGCAGCGGCTTTGGGCTTGGGCCGGGCAACGGCGATGTAGGCGAACTGATCCGGGCCCACGCGCTCCTGCACGAGATGCACGAGACCAAGTTCAGCGGCCCAGAAGGCCCGCGATCCAAGCCTGCTCAATTCGGCCCGCGCCGCATCCGGCAGCCCTGAAAACACAGGGAAGATGTCGAGCACCAGAAAGCCGCGATGGTATTCCAGCCGGTCGCCGGGAACGGCTTGCGCCACCCAGGCGCAGAACTCGATCTCGGAAAGCGGTCGGCTGGCGCGAACCGTAATAAAGGGTGTGGTTCCCATGAACATGATCTCCTCCTTTTCCCTCTACTCAGGCCGCCGCGACATCGTCCCAGCAGGCACCGAGGCCATGGGCTGTGAGGACGTGGCGGAGATCGGCAAGGCGGCGGTAAAGCGTGGACCGGCTGCCGAAACCTTCGGAGGCGAGCGCCGAAACCGGACGATGTGCCAGTGCTGCGCAGAGGCGACGATCCTCGAGCGGCAACCGTGAAATCGCGGTTTGCACGGCCTGATGCTGCTCAGTGGTGGCATGCGCTGTGGTCGCCTGGCCGTGCCATGCCGACAGACCCTCGTCCTGGCCGATTATCTCGGCGAGCGGACGCTGGTCATCCCCGTCAGAGGGCGCATCGAGCGACAGCAGCCCGCCACCCTGCGCCCTGCGTTCGCGCATGATCCGGATCGAGATCCGCGACGACTGGTTGCGCAGGATCAGGCCCGCGAATGCGCCGAGACTGCCCCGATCGGGATCAAAAGCTGGCAAGCGGCGCAGAAGATCAATCAGGAGATCCTGCCCCAAATCCTCGCGATCACAGGCAGGCAAGCCCAGCCGCCGCCGCAGCCGTCGGGCCGCGGAGTCAGCCTCGGAGATGATGGTTTCAATGTCGTCGGGGGAGATTTTGATCTGCATCGCTGTGCGCCTCGGTCATCGTTTCTGATGAGCCCAAGATGCCGGATGCAGTCGGTTTGCAGGTGGGAACGGGGTGGGAAAAAAGTGAGGGTTTGGTGGGTCTAGCCGCGTTAAAATGCCAATCGGGCGGAAGGCCAGTTACGCCTGTTCATGCCGTGATCGGCTCCGAGCCTGTTACCTTAGGCAGAAGAAGGACGCGATGGCCAAACCAGTTCGCAGCCTGTAACAAGTCCATGAAAGCGTGGGCCGTTTCGGATGTTCACATAAGTTTTTCATAGGCCAGTCCGTCAATCGACGGATACGGGAAATAATTTCGATGATTCAGCCATATTTCGAACTTCGCGATGTGCGCCCCTTCGATGGGCAAACTTGGATCCCGCTGCGCCAGGCGGCCACGACGCAAATTGATCCTCCAGCACCGACGGTCGTATCGTTGGAGGAATTCACTGGCATCGCTACCGCCGCGATCGAAGACACGCATCATGCTGCTGCCGCAAAGCTCGGCTGGTCTGACGGACTTGGTCTCGATGCGCATCGGGCAGGAGTCGAAGAGTGGGGCTACAAATGCGCCGATATTTTCCGTGATTGGAAAACCCCGCTTGGAATAAATCTCGTAATTGACCAGTTCGTCGAGGAGGCCGGACTGTTGATATGGCACCTACACCCGGACCTCGTCGTGGCGCTCGGACTCGTGCTGGAAGAGGATCGCTGGTTTCGCCCTGAAGAGGGCTGGGCCGAAATTGTGCGTCTTGAGCGCGATGTTAACGGCAAGCCCGTAAAGATCGAGATGCGTGCCGAGCATCTGCGCGATTATCTAGCCGCTCGCGGTATGGAGCTGTATTGCTCAAGTTATCATGAGCGCGTGATGGTGAGCTCTGTCAGACCATCCATACCTTGGGCGAAAGGCCACTTTGAAGAAACAACCGGCGACGATTTTCGCGAAGGTATTATAAAGAAGGCGGAATATCCTTACCCTAACGATCATTTTTGGTCGCGAGGAGCTCTATGGCGGACTGAATGGGTCATGGCCGGCGCAATCAGTACACGGGTCCGTGGCGACGCAGATCCGCATATTTCGAGCTTCGCGCTAGCCAATGACGGCACCCGAGTGCCCGCTATCGCGCTCGGCAAGTCGATCGACTGGCTTTACTTCGCGCCGACTGTTGTGTTGCCGCTGATGCGCCATCGTGGCGCACAGCTGGGCTGGTTCTCCCTAGAGACCGGGTTGCTCGGCGCGACTAAGTACGGTGTGCACTTTGGGCTAAACACCCTCGGCTTGATTACGGTACTTGCGAAGGATATCGGCAAACTTGCCCCTTGGGAACAGCGCATCTGGGCAGCCCATAATGTGACGCCCGAAGGTGGGGTCTCCACCGAATTGTTCGCCGCGCAGATGAAAGTCGACCCAGCTTCGACAATCGCGCCTGAGGCCCGGTTGGGAGACGCGATGACCGCACTCGATACGGCCTTTACAGCGAAGTACGGGCAACCGCTTCTGCGCGACCACGAGACTGTACCGTCACTTCTGCGGCGTGCGCATCGTTTTCAGGCTGCCGAAGCCGACGGTGTGTTGGAATTAGCAAAAGAACTGACTCGCCTGTTCGCCGAGCGGGTCAATGTTGATGCGATCCTCACTATCGTCCCCCTTGCCAAGGGTGAGAAGAAGATCGGCTCACTGAAGGCGCTGGAGCGGCTGGTGGCACATCACAGCTCGGCCGACGACGCGAAGAAAATGATGGCTCCATTATTCGGCATAATGGATCTCAGGATCGCCGACGCCCATTTGGGATCAAGCAATGTCGCAAGCGGTCTGACCCGCGCGGCAGTCAATGCGAAGTCACCGTCCGCGACCCAAGGGCGGCAAATTATAGGTGGCTTTGTCAACACACTCTCAGCCATCACCACGACAGTTGCATAGAGGGTCCTTGCTTATTCCACCGGTTCTCCCCGATTGGTGAAACGGTTCAACGGTGAAAACGCTACGGCTTAAATCAAACGACCACTTCTCGGAACGCTGATATGCACCGACCGCATCGAATGACCCAAGGCTTTGGGCTGAACTCCATTGCTTGGCACAGCGGCTTTGCAAAGGTCACGATCTGCGCATCGTCGCCGCTCGGAGCTGCCCATGCTGCACCCGCAGGCAGTGACCGAAAGGCCCCAGTCGGCGGACTTCAATTGAGTGCAGCAGGTCAGCCCTCAACCACGATATCGCCCGCCACGACACCGAGCCGGTAGCCCCGTCCGCGCACGGTCGCGATCAGGGCCTTGCTCTCAGCGTCCGAGAACCCGGCAGCCTTGAACGCGTCGCGCAGCTCGCGGATCAAATCCTTGGCTTCGCGCGCCGTGGTACCTTCGACATGGGATTGGGAGGCAACCTGATCGCGAGACAGCGCTTTTTCCAGCAGGCGTTCGAACACAGGAAAAATTTGACGCGAAAGAATGACGGAGCGACCTTCCCATTGAACCTCGGCCGCCGCCTTCCGAACGCGGAGCACAGGCGCCAGCGGGACCGGCACCAGAGCCGCGACGTCGATTCCGACGCCAAGGCCGTTCGATGCGGGCATCAGCACCGCGAGCGTTTCGATCAGATGGAAGCCCGCATCGTCGAGTCGTCGCGCGGCCTCCGCTGGCAATCCCGGTGCGAGGATCGTGATGTCTGAACCCTGCGCGGCCAGGCGCAACGCTGCTGCGATGCCGTCGCTGGTCAGTGCCGCAGGCTCCAGCGCAAGAAACACAGCCCGTCCCGATGACGTGTCACCGAGCCGCCAGACGTTGGCCGCTTCGAGTTTTGGGACTGCGCCGAACCCTGCCGCAGCGCCGATCACGGATGCCAGCGCCGCAGCGCCGATGCGGAAAATTCGCAAATCGTCCTCGGTGAGTCTGATGTCCTGTCGGCGGTCGAGCGGGCATTCAGCCCGAAATCCATCGCCCTGTTTCCGGATCGGCCGACAGGGCAAACCGCATTCGCAGGCATCGCAGACCTCCCAATCGGTGAGTGGCGCCTGCTCGACGAGGACACGTTTCGCCAGCAACCGGTCAAAGACCGGGCCAAAGAAGGGTGCAGCGAGCTCACCTGGAATGATTGCGTCGTCGCCAGCCTCACTCAGCCGCGTCAACAACTGCAAAATCGTCTCGGTCATTCGTCAGCCCGTTCCGTTCGATCAAGGTCATCACCCGCGCCTCATGCTGGGTACGCCGGAACTGCACGACGCCGGGCGGGCGCAGTTTGACGGTCACCTGCGGTTGGCGCTTTCCATCGCCCTTGAACAAGATCCGAAAGACGATTTCACCAAGGCGCCATGATCCTGCAAACGAAACCGGCGTACCACCAAAATGCCGAAGCGCTTCGCCGCCAAGGTCGCGCGACCGCAGTGTCCGCGCTACGCGCGGATACCCCTTCTTGCCAGGTACCATGAGGTCTGCCGCCGCCTCGATGATCAGGACACGATCAATCATGGGATCGTAAGCATGATCAAATGCGAAATCGGGGCCCGCGAGTTCAACCGGTCGCAGCGTGTAGAGGTCTTGTGCATCATCACCGTCGAAAAAGCCGGGCCGCTCGAGGATGATCGCGGCGAAGAGTTCGGCGATCTTCGGCTGGTGGGCCTTTCTGATCCGGGCGAGCCGGAGCATGCCAGTGTTCTCGGAGTAGCGAAGCACGGCATGGGTAATCTGCCGTACGCTGATGACCCGCTCTTGCTGACCCTCGACGACCGGCATGGTCGAGACCATGGAGCCATGACTGACCACGAGGTTGATCTCGTCGCCATCGGCGTAATCGCCAACTCGGCAGTAATCTCCCAGGAAAGCGTCGCGGAACAGTTCGGCGACAGCCGTTCCAAACGCCTCGACCTTTTCCTTCGTCAGATCGATCGTGACACCCCGTTCCTCCCCGGCGTATTCGTGCAGCCGATCTGCGGCGAGCATCGCCATGTGATCGGCGGCGGCGTCGAACAAGTCGGGATGTTCCAGAAATACCCGGACGGCGATGTGTTTCGGATCATGTGCCTTGTTGGGTGCATCCTCATCACCGGTCTTCATGTCCGGAAACAGATCAATGCCCTGACGGTCGGCCTGGGTCTGGATGACTTCGAGGCCCCGCCTGTCGCCCAGTTCCGCAATCCGGTGGAGATCGGCCCGCAGACCTTCCGGATAACTGTCCTCGGCTCCCGTCAGGAGGTCGTGCAGCGCATCGCGCGCCGCATCGTCTTCCTGATCAAGCAGATCGACAGAGAAACTGGTGAATTCGCCCTCGTGACGGGCCAGCAATGCCTTCATAAGGATCAGATCAATTGTCTTCATGAACCGGGGGTTCACGAACTTTTTCAAATTTCCGGCCATCGCGAATCCCCTTTTCCCATGAAATGAATGTTCATAATATGTTCTCGCCCATATGGCCGCAACCGTTGGGCCAACAGTTGGGACGGATTCCGAGGCCGATGAGTAGAAGCCAAGGGAGACAACCGTCCCGAGGCTTGCATGAAACGTCCCAATCCGCTCCCGCCCGACCAGATGACGCCCATTGAGCGCCGCGCTGAATTGTGTGGCTTGCTGGCTCTCGGGTTGGTTCGCTTGCGGATGCGGGACCGGGGGGAAGTATCTGACGATATTAGAGAAAGTTTCCTACACTATCCGGCCGACGAATGGCGTCATGTAACTCCAACTCACCGGAGAAACGCATGACAAAACAAGATCCCATTCCCGCCCGCCTGGCCGCGCTCAAAACCACGTCGACGCCAGACCTAAAGAAGCAATGGCGTGAGCTGTTCGACAGCGAGCCGCCGCCGTTCAATCGTCGCTACCTCGAGAGCCGACTGGCGTACCGCATCCAGGAACTGGCTTATGGCGGCCTGAAACCGGAGACTGTGAAACGGCTGGAAGACCTCGGCGAACAGCTCGACGGCGGCGACCGCAAGAAGAGCCGCATGCGCGCTGACCTGACACCTATCGTCGGCACACGGCTGATCCGTGAATGGCAGGGCGTTGAGCACATCGTCACGGTCACCGCAGGCGGCTTCGACTGGCAGGGTCGGCCCTACAAATCGCTGTCGGCCATTGCCCGCGCCATCACCGGCACGCGCTGGAACGGCTGGGTGTTCTTCGGCCTGAAAAACCATCGGAGGGGCGCATGACCAAACCAATCGTCAGAAAGTTGCATTGCGCCGTTTACACCCGTAAATCCTCAGAGGAAGGGCTCGAGCAGGAGTTCAACAGCCTTCACGCCCAGCGGGAGGCTTGCGAGGCCTATATTGCCAGCCAGCGGTCGGAGGGTTGGGTGCTGGTCCGCGATCAGTATGATGATGGCGGCATTTCCGGCGGCACGCTGGAGCGCCCCGGCCTGAAAAGGCTGCTTGCGGACGTCGAGGATGGCTTGGTCGACGTGGTCGTCGTGTACAAGATAGACCGCCTGTCGCGGTCTCTGATGGATTTTTCCAAACTGGTCGAGGTGTTTGACCGGAATGGCGTGACTTTCGTGTCCGTCACCCAATCCTTCAACACCACGACGTCCATGGGGCGGCTGACGCTGAACATTCTTCTGTCCTTTGCCCAATTCGAGCGCGAGGTGACGGCCGAACGCATCCGCGACAAGGTCCGCGCCAGCCGGATGAAGGGCATGTGGATGGGCGGCGTGCCACCGCTGGGCTATGAGGTGAAGGACCGCAAGCTGGTCATCAATGCCGACGCGGCTAATGTCCGCTGGATCTTCGACCGCTTCATCGAAATCGGCTCGGGCACGGAACTGGCTCGCGAACTGGCGGCGCGCGGCATCCAGACCAGCCGTGGCAACCGGATTGACAAGAAATACCTCTATCGCCTGCTGAACAACCGCGCCTATATCGGCGAGGCCGTACATAAGGGCGACAGCTATCCCGGCGAGCATGACGCCATCATCGACCGCGCGATCTGGGACAAGGTCCACGCCATCCTGACCGAAAGCCCCCGCAAGCGCGCCGCGCGCACCCGTGCCGACACACCGGCCCTTCTGAAAGGGCTGCTCTACGGTCCAGACGGGGCGGCCTTCTCGCCGACCCACACGCGCAATGGTGGCAAGCTTTACCGATACTATGTCAGCCAGACGGTACTCAAGCATGGTGCTGGGTCATGCCCGGTTGGACGGGTTCCCGCTGGTGAGATCGAGGCAGCTGTCATAGACCAGCTCCGAGCCGTCTTCCGCCAGCCTGAGATTGTGGCGGGCACATGGAAGGCGGCACGCGCGCAGGACAGCAAGATCACCGAAGCCGACGCCCACGCAGCCCTGATGCAACTCGAACCGCTGTGGGACGAGCTCTTCCCCGCCGAGCAAGCGCGCATCGCAAGACTGCTGGTCGAGCGCGTGGACATCGGCACGGATGGCCTGAATGTTCGCCTGCGCATGGACGGGCTGACCGGGCTCGCGCGCGAAATCATGGCCGATCTCGGAGCAGCAGCATGACCCGCGCGAATCCAGCGCCGGAAACGGTGACAGTGCACATCCCGTTCCGCTTCGTGAAGCGCGGCGGCCGCAAGGAGATGCAGATGCCGGATGGGGCATATGGGTACAGCAAGATGGATAACACGTTGGTCAAGGCACTGGCGCGGGCCTTTCGCTGGAAGCGTATGCTGGAATCTGGTGAATTCGCGACCATTGGCGAGTTGGCACAGCGCGAGGGGGTCGCGCCGTCCTACATGACGCGTGTTCTGCGGCTCACGCTTCTCGCACCAGACATTGTGTTGGCGATGCTGGACGGCAAGCAGGGGTCAGGGTTGACGCTTGCACGGGTGCTGGAACCATTCCCGTTGGAATGGAAGAGGCAGTCTGCACAGTACTAGCCAGGTGGGCGGCTGATGGCGGGCCTAGCACCCCTCGCTAGCGCCCGCGGTTGTCATGGCTGCGAACCAATCTCGAAAAAGCCAATTTACTTCGTGATGCTTTGCGCCGTTCAAGATTAATTGGCGGCGAACTACCCGTGATCGTATTACGACCTACTCAAAAGCGAATGCGCGGTGGCTTGAATCCGTACACCATGATTAGATAAGCTCATCTTGCAGCCCGCAACATATTGAGCCTCGCGATGATTCCTTCAGGACAGCTACAAAACGTGCCCGTGACAGACATCGAGCTCGACCGTGAAAACCCAAGGATTCGCAAGTTCTTGGAAATGTACGGCGAGGATGTCACGCCAGAGCAGATACACTTGGCGCTCGGGGCTGGTGGCGATGATACCGGCGCAGGTGGCGGGACAACCTTTTCCAAACTCAGAAACTCGATCCTATCCAACGGCGGTGTGATCCAACCAGTCTTGATCAATCACACATCGGACGGGCGGCTGGTCTGCATCGAGGGCAACACGCGGGTCGCGCTGTATCAGGAGTTCTTGAGCGAGGGTATCCCTGGCAACTGGAACCACATACCGGCGCTGGTCCACGAAGACCTTGATGAAGCATCGGCTGACGCTGTCCGGCTCCAAGTTCACCTAGTCGGCCCCAGACCGTGGGACCCCTACTCAAAGGCAAAGTACCTCCACCATCTTCGCCACCGAGAGCATATGCCATTCTCAGAAATCATTGATTTCTGTGGAGGAAACGAAACCGATCTCAACAGGAGTATTTCAGCCTATGTTGACATGGAAAAACACTACCGAGATGTAATACCAGAAGATGGGAAATTTGACACAACACGTTTCAGCGGCTTCGTTGAGCTACAGAAGCCTGGCATCAAGGAAGCGATCCTTGCGGCCAATTACAGTCTCACCGACTTTGCTAGGTGGATACATCAGGGAAAGCTCTTTCCGCTGAATACGGTTCGGCGGCTTCCAAGCATCCTAAAGAATAAACAAGCACGTGAGGCGTTCCAAAAGCACGACGCAAAGAGAGCAATTGCCCACCTTGAAACTCCTGATAGCCATAAGGCATTGGAAAACGCTTCGTTGCTGCAGCTATGTCAAGCGCTGACGAATAGGCTCCTGGCTTTCCCTTACCCGGAAGCTGCGCGGCTCAAAGACAACCCTGGCGATGAGGCGGCGTTAGCCCTCTTTGAGGCGAAAGATGAGATTGTCAGGCTCATCCAGTACCTAGAAGAAGAGTAAATGCCAGAGTCGTACGAGCATATCACCATCGTGAAAAGAGTTTTGGCATACGTTGAATCCGAATACGCTGCGGTTAGCACACTCCGTGCGCTGACAGACCTTCCGGGCGATACATTACCGACTCGGCCTCCGATCATCGGGGGCTATATACCCGACGTCTTCTGCACTGATACACCAGCAACTATGACGGTCATCGGCGAAGCCAAGACATCAAAAGATTTGCAGACTCACAGGTCCTTAGAGCAGATCGCCACTTTCTATGATCACCTTGCCCACGCCCGAGGGGGGCATCTTGCAATAGGTGTGCCTTGGCCCGATGAGGCCTTTGTGATCAATTTTCTAAAGCGGCTTAGGTCTAAGGCCCCGGACAAAGCTGTGAGAGCGTCAATCGTTACGGAGTTGAGGGTCTTGCAGTGCTTCTAAGCCAAAAGCCTGCCAATCTGAAAGCCCGCCATGCGGGCTACGAGTACCAGCTGCAGGCGGTCAACTCGCTAAAAACTTTGCCCTTTGGAGCCGTCTTTCATGAGCAAGGCCTTGGTAAAACAAAAATTGGTATCGACCTGGCGCTGGATTGGTTGAAATCAGAATCGTGTGACTCAGTTATTATTGTTACGAAGCGCAGTCTTTTGAGAAATTGGGAAGAGGAGCTCGAGGCCCACACCTTCACTTTGCCAAGGCTTCTGACGCAGGACCGCAAGAGTAACTTCTTTGCCTTCAACAGTCCGGCAACGATCTATTTGACGCACTATGAGGTTATGCGTTCAGAGCAAAAACGTCTTCGCCTATTCTTGAAAACGAGAAAAGTTGGGATCGTCTTAGATGAGTCTCACTATTTCAAGAATCCCGAATCCACGATTGCTCAAGCCCTCTTCGCACTTTCCGATTTGTTCACCAAGAAAATCATTATGACCGGCACACCAGTTGCAAACCGGCCATATGATATTTGGGCGCAGATACATTTTCTTGATAGTGGCGCTGCGCTGGGCGATGACTTTGCGTCTTTCAAAGCTGATAGCGACCTGAAGAGCGAATATGCAAAGGATCAGCGGAAAGCGCATGCCTTCGAAAGCGCAGTTTCAAGAATCTTCGAAAAGATATCGAGCTTCTCTGTGCGAGAGACTAAGGCAAGTTCGGGGATAGAGCTTCCAACAAAGACCATCATTTCCAAGAAGACAGCGATGGCACCGCGGCAATTAGAGATCTACCATGCCTACCGGGACGAAATTGGAGCCATAGTCGTCCAAGAAGGAAAACCGTGTCTCGACGATGTCGAAAACCTGCTGAAGCGTCTGCTACGGCTTGTCCAAGTCGCCTCCAACCCCAAGCTTGTCGATGAAGCCTATCATGAAGAACCAGGGAAGCTCGCTGCCGCCCGCGAAATCGTCTCCGAGTTCATTCCCTCGGGCAATAAGGTGATCATCTGGACCAATTTTGTTGAGAATGTTGCTTGGCTCAAAAAGCAGTTTGCCTCTCATGAGCCTGTAACAATTACGGGTCGAATGTCGATTGATGAGCGCAGCGCTTCTGTGCGTAAATTCAAACATGATTCGAGCTGCGGCATCTTGATTGCAACACCAGCGTCAGCCAAAGAAGGGCTCACTCTAACTGTTGCGAATTGCGCAATCTTCTTTGATCGGTCATTCAGCCTTGATGACTATCTCCAGGCGCAGGATAGAATCCATCGTATTTCTCAGAAAGAACCTTGCTTTGTCTACAATCTCATCGCGGAGGACAGCGTGGATGAATGGGTTGGTGAGCTGCTATCGGCAAAGCAACTCGCTGCCGGGCTTGCCCAGGGTGATATTGGAGTCGACGACTATGTGGAAAATGCAACCTATGCGTTCGGCGAGTTGATTGAACAAATTCTAGGAGTAACGGTTTAATGGCATCAAAGCTCCAACCAATCACGTTGAGCAAAGTGACTACAGCTGTCGCCGATGAACTGGTGATCCGAGGAAAACGGATACCCGTAAAAATCTGCCACCTCGAACATAAGCGCCTTCATTTCTACCCAGAGAACCCGAGAATCTTCTCCATTATTGGTGCCGGCGAGAAAATCCCATCTCAAGATGAAATTGAAGAACGGCTCCTCGGAATGGAGCACGTCAAAGCTTTGATACAAGATATCAAGCGCAACGATGGCCTGATTGACCCGGTCATCGTAAAGGATGGCTCGCTCGAAGTACTCGAAGGAAATAGCAGACTTGCAGCCTATCGGGCGCTTTCAAAGGATGATCCAATTAGATGGGGCCATATTAAGTGCGTGTTGCTTCCCCCCGATATGAGCGAAGATGCGGTCTTTGCCCTCCTTGGACAATATCATGTCAAGGGAAAAAAGGATTGGGCGCCATTTGAACAGGCGGGTTTCCTTTACCGTCGCTACAAGAACCAGGGTGTCGATATATCTGATCTTGCAAAAGAGATCGGAATTGGGCGCGGAACTGTGCGTCAACTTGTCGATACATACCAATTCATGATCGACCACAATCAGACGGAGCTAAGTCGGTGGTCATATTTTTATGAGTACTTGAGATCAAAAAAAATCAAGAAAGCCAGGGACGCCAACGATGACTTTGACAAGATGATTGTCAAAAAAGTTGAATCAGGTGAAATTAGTAAGGCTACCGATATCAGAGACAAGCTTCCAATTGTCGCTACAGCTTCTGAAAACATTCTAAAAAAATTCGCCAAGGGAGAAGTTGACTTCGAAGAAGCCTATGAGCGTGCGGTCGATGCCGGTGGCGACAACGCCAGTTTGCGGAAGCTCTCAGCGTTTAGAAAATGGCTCGGTCGCAAGGAAGTCCAAGACGAAATGATAGAACTCGACGGCCAAGCTGGCAAGCGCGCGAGATACGAGCTCAAGCGTCTCGCGGCACTTACGCGCTCGATAAGTGACAAACTGGAGCCGGACAGCTGATTTCAGCAAATGGCACGTGGGTCGAAAGCGCATGCAGGGCTTGCATTTCGTGCCTATGTCCTGTTGTCCTACTGTATCTAGTGCTTGGATGATCGAGATTCGGTTGCGAACGCAGTCGCACCAGCGGTTCTCAGCTGCTGGTCGGCTCGGTCTGCTAACTCTAGATCGACAAGCTCACCTCCGGTAGGTGTGGTGGCACATAACGAGAATCGAGGCGGTGTATGGCGAACAAAAATATCCTTCTTGTCGAACCGGGCTACCGGAACAAGTACCCGCCGCTCGGCCTTATGAAGATTGCCCAGTATCATGGACCCAGCGGCAAGAAGGATAATGTTCGCTTCGTTAAGGGTGAAGACCCTTCGGCCTATGAGACGGCTTGGGACCGGGTCTACATCACAACGCTCTTCTCATTTGAGTGGGAGCGGACGGCACGCAGCATCGATTACGCCCTTGATTTGGTGGGCGGACAGGCGCACCGCGTTTTTGTCGGCGGCATTGCCGCCTCGCTGATGCACGAAAATTTCATCGACGAGCCAAGATGGCGCGGCGTGCGCTTCATCAAGGGGCTGCTTGGTGAAGCACCAGCCGTTTCTCTCGGCCTGGACCCTTTCGATGAGGAACTCTATGCAGATGACGTGAACGGCAAACCAATTGAGGACCTTGTTCCCGACTACAGCATTCTCGACCACATCGAATACCAGTATCCGGTCAATGACGCCTACTTCACCTACGCCTCACGCGGCTGCGTACGCAAGTGTGCGTTTTGCGGGGTGCCAAAGCTTGAAGGCGGACAGCGCGATACAAACTCACTAACCGAAGTTGTCCAAGGGGTCAGCAAGCTCTACGGCGAAAAGCGCGACTTGATCTTGATGGACAACAATGTGGTCGCCTCGGCCAATTTCAAAGATATCATCGCCGAGATCATTGACCTAGGGTTCGAGCGCGGGGCTAAACTCAAGCGTGGGCGGTACGAGTTGCAGCGGCGCGTTGATTTCAATCAGGGCGTTGACGCGCGAATTCTGTGCAAAGATCCGATGTATTTGCAGCAGCTCTCGCGCATTGCCCTAAAACCACTGCGAATTGCTTTTGACCATCTTGGGGTCAAGAAGCCTTATGAGCAAGCGATCCGGTTTTCGGCTGAGGCGGGGATAACCGAACTATCCAATTATATGCTCTATAACTTCCATGATGATCCCGCAGACTTGTTTGAACGAATGCGGCTCAATGTGACACTCAATGAAGAGCTTGGAATTCGAATCTTCTCTTTCCCGATGCGATATCAACCAGTTACGCGGCCTGACCGCGGCCATATAGGGAAGAGATGGAACTCATATTATCTTCGATCGATGCAGGTTATTCTGCAGGCGACGCATGGCGTCGTTAGCGGAGCGCCAGATTTCTTTCGCACGGCCTTTGGCGATACTTATGACGAATTCGAAAATATCTTGCTACGCCCTCACCACTACATTTTCAATCGCTTTTGGTATGAGCAATATGATGGGCGAGCGGAGTTTGACTCGTTTCAGAATGCGATAGCAGCGCTCTCCTCCGATGAGCGCACCGAGCTCATTGAATATCTGTGCAGTCGTGACAAGAACGACTATGTGCATGATCTGAATACACTGGCGGTGGGCAAACTGCGGGACGCTGCGCGGTACTTCGTGCCGATGTCCAAATCGGACGAGGCGAAGATTTGGTCGGCGCAGAAGCTTAGGCGCGTTGAAAACATTAATGCCTATCTGGTGCCGGAAGACGAGCGAGTTGAAGATGCAGGACTAACTGATGAAGATGTTCAGCCAGGATCAAAGGCGAAAGCTCAAATCAAGAATATCACGCAAGTCTATGCGTAAAAGCATTTCAGGGGGAAAGAAGAATGGCTGAAGCAGCACGGATAGATGACGAACGATTTGACGAAACGGAAATCTTCGTAGGCAAAGATGTGCTGGAGCTCTTGAGCAGCTCAATGTACGTCAATCCGCTTTCGATCTTCCGTGAGTATGTTCAGAATGCAACCGACGCCATTGATGATGCCGTTTCGTCTGGCCTTCTGCCGTCCATTGATCAGGGGCTCATTGAGATCAATCTCGATCATATAGATCGGCGCGTCGTAATTCGCGATAACGGCAAGGGGTTGTCCAATAAGCATTTTCCCACGCGCATGCTCTCGTTCGGCGCGAGCGAAAAGCGCGGAACGGATGCGCGCGGATTTCGCGGTGTCGGCCGTCTATCCGGCCTTGGCTACGTCCAGCAGCTTGTCTTCCGCTCGCGCGCCAAGGGAGACACGAAGGTTCTGGAAGCGACTTGGGACGGCCGCGTCGTGAAGCGGATGCTGGCAACAAACGATAGCGAGGCGGACTTACGCACAATTGTACGGGAAGCCGTGACACTCAAGAAGCTGGAACCGGAAGACTATCCCGCACATTTCTTCGAGGTCGAACTGATCAAACCGCGCCGGATCGCCAATGACCGCCTGCTCAATGAGATCGAGATTGAGTCGTTTGTAAGCCAGGTCTGCCCCTGTCCCTTCTCCCCTGAATTCTCTTACGGTCAAGAGATTGCAACACTTCTCAAAGCGCACGGCCGTGCCGGCAAGTCCTATCAGATTCACATCAACGGCGCTGAGAAGCCGGTCTGTCGGCCGTATCGCGATAATGTTGAATACTCGGATACGAAGAAGGCTTCGCTACGCAGCCTGAAGACATTCGAGATCGAGAGCATCGATGGCGAGCCAGCAGCAGTCGGCTGGCTAATCCATCATGACTATCAGGGTGCGATACCGTCCGCTCAGGGCGTTCGCGGTCTGCGTGCGCGAGTTGGAAATATTCAGGTGGGTCATGACCGACTGTTCCTTGAGGTTTTTCCAGAAGACCGTTTCTGCTCTTGGACAATTGGTGAAGTACATGTCCTTGATGGACGTGTGGTCCCGAACGGCCGGCGTGACGAGTTTGAGAGCAACACGCATCTAGACAACATCATCGCGCATTTACGGCCGGTAGGCGCGGAAGTAGCGCGGGAGTGCCGTGTCTCCTCGCAGAAGCGGAATCGCCTCAAAACGTTCGAACTCGCCGCCGACAAGGTTTATGAGAAGCTTGATGTCCTGAAGCAAGGCGCCGTTTCCGAGCGCTTTGCCAAGTCGATCAAGGCTGAGATTGGGACGCTCCTCGCCGAGATGCGCAAGGCCGTGGAATTTGATCTATTCGAAGATGAAGACCGCCACGCGATGAGGAGTCGCCTCGCTTCTATTGAGAAAGCGGTCGATGCCCATACCACAAAGGCCGAAGGCGACATCTTTGAGAGTTTGCCAGCGAGCAAGCGCGCAACCTACAAGGAGGTCTTCGATTTGATCTATGACTGTTCGGTCAATCAAGTCGCTGCAAAGAGCCTTATCGATCGTCTGCTGGATCGGCTATCAAGGTCCTAG